TAAAGATGTCAATGACGCTGTGATAAAACTAGGCCGCCTGGGGGCCTTGCTAACTATTATGGCCTCAAGAGAAACTAGTCGAATCAAAATAGAAATAAGGAAACGACAACTTGTCAAAAGAATCAGTTAAATTTCATGTGTTCGGCGACAGTTATAGTACTCCAAACATGTGTGTTTCGCCTAAAGAAAGTTTTTGGGGTCTAGCGGCACAAGATCTTGAAGTTAGTAAAATTCAAAATTACAGCCACCCAGGGTTTTCTTTAGATCATGTATTACATATTTTATTAAATGAGACTTTTGATTTCTCTACAGATTATTTTGTAATAGGAATTCCACCATTAACTAGATACATAGGATACAGTGACAATTATAAAACTACGTGGGACCTAACAGAGTTTGATAGGAATTTTACTCAAAGCACACAAATAATTAACTGTTTGTCAAACACACAAAGATTTAATTTTGAAGAACAATTCAGGAATGACATAAAGAGGATTGACAGATTCAATTCCGAATGGCATGATGTGCAATGCTTAGAAAAAATATTTTTACTACATCAATTTCTTAAATCAAAAAATGCAAAATTTATAATTGTAAATCTATCAACTCCAATTGCATATCAAGATTTGTGGCCAGCAGGATGCAATATTATGATTCAGGTAAAACAATTAACAGAATGTGTGATATTTAATAATACATATTATTCAGTTAACTATCAAGATCAAATCAAACCAGCAGATTTTGATCAGTATAAGTGGCAAGGCCATCATGGGCCAGAAGGCAATGCCAACTGGTATAGCAAAGTAATAAAACCTAAAATGATAGAATTAAATTGGATTGACAATGCTTAAAGAATACGGACTTGATGTCCAAAGACTATTTCTAGAAATGATGTTGGAAGACGCAACAAGTTATGTGCGTGTTCAAAATATCTATAATCCGCAGAACTTTGACCGAAGTTTGCGACCTGCGGCTGAGTTCATCAAAGAACACACAGACAAACACAAGACCATGCCTGACAGGTCACAGATCTCTGCTACCACAGGCATTAAACTTGCGGCAGTACCAGATTTGAATGAAGGACATTTCGACTGGTTCATGGGCGAGTTTGAAGCATTTACTCGACGGCAAGAACTTGAACGTGCTATTTTGAAGTCAGCAGACTTGCTGGAGAAAGGCGAATTTGAACCCGTTGAAAAACTCATCAAGGATGCAGTACAGATATCGCTCACCAAGGACATGGGCACGGACTACTTTGCTGATCCTAAGGCTCGCATTGAGAAATACTTTAACTCGGGCGGGCAAGTAAGCACAGGATGGCCACAACTGGATAGATTGTTGTATGGTGGATTCAGCCGAGGCGAACTCAACATCTTTGCCGGTGGATCAGGTTCAGGCAAATCGCTTGTGATGATGAATATTGCCTTGAACTGGTTGCAACAAGGACTGAGTGGTGTTTATATTACACTGGAACTTTCAGAAGAACTCACAAGTTTGCGTACAGATGCTATGTTGACTAACATGAGCACCAAGGATATTCGCCGTGACATGGACACAACTGAACTCAAGGTTAAACTTGTGGCTAAGAAGTCCGGCAACTATCAAGTGAAAGGATTGCCAGCACAAAGCAATATCAATGACATTCGTGCTTATCTGAAAGAGTATCAAATTCAAACAGGCAAGAAAGTGGACTTTGTGATGATTGACTACTTGGATTTGCTGATGCCAGTTAGTGCCAAGGTGTCACCCAATGATTTGTTTGTAAAAGATAAGTATGTGAGTGAAGAATTGCGCAACTTGGCCAAAGAACTAGCAGTACTCATGGTAACTGCGTCGCAGTTGAATAGATCCGCAGTGGAAGAGGTTGAATTTGATCATAGTCATATCTCGGGCGGTATCAGCAAGATCAATACTGCCGACAACGTGTTTGGCATATTTACAAGTCGCGCCATGAAAGAGCGTGGCAAGTATCAAATTCAATGTATGAAGTCGCGTAGTAGTACCGGTGTTGGACAAAAGATTGATTTAGAATACAACATCGAAACCATGCGTATTACAGACGAAGGCGGAGACGAAAAAGACAACTTCCGCGGCGGTGCCAAACCCAGTATTATGTATTCAATCAAGGCCAAGAGTCAAGTTAAAATCGCCGAAGAAGGTGAGTCTAATACACCACCTTGGGAACGAGCCAATCCTCGAGAAGACTTTGATCTAGAAGCACCCAAAGTCACAGCAGATGTACAAAGTGCAAAACTTAAACAACTGTTAGGACAGATTAAGTCAAATTGATATGTCAACATTTTGTCAACATCTAAATACTGGATTGGTATACAACAACGATACCTACACATTTACTGTCTCGCCCTGTTGTTATTTTTCGCAAATCAACAAAGTAAGTCAGGACCTGGCAGAACATCGTGTTCAATGGCAAAAATCTGATTTGCAAACAAATTGTCGTATTTGTATACAAGCAGAAGATAGTGGCATTTATAGTTACAGACAATCCTCATTTGATTGGATGACTGGTGCAGGAAAAGGAATTGAGTTTTTAACTGTGGCTGTAAACAAAAAATGTAATCTTGCTTGTGTTAGTTGTGGTGCTGGTTCTAGTAGTTACTGGTACCAGGAAAATAATCGACACAACGTTATTCAACCAATTAATATACAAAAATTGCATGCTGAAGACCGTGAAGGCGAAACAACAAAACAATTTTTAGATTTGTTAGCAAAACAAGATCTTTCATCACTAAAATACATCAAATTCGGCGGCGGCGAACCATTGATGTCTGAGACTCATCTCAAAATACTAAAACTGATAAACAATCCAGAAAATGTAACTGTGCAATATACTAGTAATTTTAGTATTATGCCCACCATTGAAGTATTAGATCAATGGAAAAAATTTAAATTAGTTAAATGGGTAGCCAGCCTTGATGGTGTAGATGAGCAATTTAGTTTTTTACGTTGGCCATATAATTGGAAAAATTTAAATTCATTTGTTAAAAAAGCAATACAACTAGTACCGGGTAATGTAATGTTCGGAGTAGAACACACATTAAACCCGCTAAATGTATTTTATTTTGATAAATTTCAAAACTGGTTTGATCAACATTTCGCTGTTAATAGATATGGAGATCCATCAGATTTAAATTTGCATCTTTGCACTGGCAATTTAGGGATAGAGCAAACTCCACCTGAACTTAGAAAAATAATTTTAGACAAATTTGGTCCTGAACATTCAGTTGTAAAGATGTTACAACAAACTAGTTACCCCGGGGATACAAAAAATATAGTAAATTATCTAAACCAAATTAACAGTTGGCGGGACCTGCAATGGCGCAAAATTTTTCCTGAAGTCGAAAGTTATTTTAGTGTGTAACTTAATTGCATTCCCACACTATACCTGTGGTGGATTGCTGACTGATATTCTAAATGGAACCTGGAGTGATATCGATAATCGAGGCGGTATCGGTAGTCACTATCACAGTTTGGGAAAAATTGGCGACTCTGATACTGTATTTAAAGAATATGATATAGGAATTCTACTTGATAAACTGAATCGAACTACAATGTCCGAGGGCAGTTGGATTAGCACACATTGTTGGCCCACACAAGAATTAATCGACTTGTTTAATCAAGTAATCATAATAAGTACCGCCACATCACGTAGCCAACTGTATCGCTGGGCCAGGACTTATCATTATTTCTTTAGACCACAGTGGACAGCATTACAAGGAATAACAAAAATAGATAAACTCAGAGAGACTGCTAAAAATTACCTAATTCCATTTGGTCCTGTACACCATACAAAAGTAATAAATTTGGAGTTTGCTGATGTAGTTGAAAACACTAGAGAATTTCAACATGCTATAAATTACAAAGATGTTAGCAATCATTTAATACGTTGGCGGCAAATTAACTCATTTTTATATGATCAAAATTTTTGGAACAGTGATGCTGTAATAAGTTTTTATCAAGCAGAACACGAAGTGAAACTTGGTAGATATTATCGTTACGATTAAGCAGTTTTAGCAAAGATTTGCTTACATTCAATGATATATGAGCGCCAGAATCAAATAAATAACTCAAAGGTCACTGTCTCCCATGCAAAAACGCACCCGTAGTTTGTTAGAAGAATTAGACTCAATGTATGTTGAGCGTGAACGTCACTTAGTGATAGAAAGCCGTGCTAGTAATGTGATAGCCAGTGCTATCAATCTCTTGGAGCAAATTGACGCTGTTTTCCCACCCGAGCAAGCAGAAAATCTCTCTCGTAAGTTGCTCAATGCTATTCGCACAAGAGATGCTGGCCGTTTCGAAAGAACAGTGAGACGTACCCATGCAGATTCATGAACTAACAAGAAAACAACTAAATGAAATTGACATTGTTGGGCCCAATGGACTCATAGCCGGCGCAAAAACCGCTTATGGCGCACTCAAATCAGGTGGGGTAAAAGATGCACTTAGAACCATAACTCCGGGCCAAGGGCAAGGTTTTTCCAATACAGTAAACTTGACTCAAAGTGATTTTGCGCAGCGTATGCAGGCAATCAAAAACACTGCAGCCATGAAAGAAGTGGCTGGACTGCTTCAGAAGCAATGGATGCAGGCCAGTAAAACTCTACCACCAGCACCAGCCGCTGAACCCGAAGCAGAACCAGAAACAACAACCCCAGCACCGGCGTCAAATTCCGATGTTTCTGTAGGCAAACCAAACAAATCAGGATTACCGGGTCCTGCAGAACTAGATAAGTTTGATCAGCGTGTTGCACAAGCAATGAAACAACAGCAGGTAACAGAACAACTAACAGAAGCGGCATCTCTAGGGCAGTTAACGGATTGGTACATCAAGTCAGTCGTGCCCAGATCACTGGCTCCCTACAAAGACGAATATTTAAAAAACCCCAATATTAAAAATGCCCTCCAAACTATTTTGGCCACTGCTGACGATCCGGGCGACCAGGTAACAGCATTTCAAAATCTTGTGGCTGCCACAAGTGTTGAAAGTCAATTGATCACAGCCAAAAATCCAAAACTGGCCACTGCCACCGGTGGTGCTCCTGCCGCAACCAAAACTTTGTCTGGCGGTGCCTCTGCGGCCAGAGCAGAAATATCAAACACGGCCGGAATAAGTTCAGCACAAATAGATGAAATAGCCAAATTAACTGGCGCACTAGGCCGAGTGCAAGCAGCTGATTCTACTACTATCGCCTACCTTGAAGCATTAGGGTTCAAAACATCATGAACTTATTTGAAGGTGGCAACGTATTCAAAGATGCAGACGGAAATCCACTCACACAACGCATCAATCAAACAGACGTGCCCAGCACAATAACATGGCTGGAACAATTAACTGGTCTGGAGTTTCCGCGTGAGCGTTGGTTAGGCTCTACAGGCAAAGCGCCCACATCGGGTGATATGGATCTAGCAGTAGATGCCAGTAAAATCACCAAAGAACAATTGGCCGCTAAATTAGAAGCCTGGGCTCGCAGTCATGGTGAAGATCCCAAAACCTGGGTCAAGAAGTCAGGCGAGGTACACTTGCGTACTCCTATCACAGGCAGACCCGAACTTGGATACGTACAAACAGATTTTATGTTTTTCCCTAACCTGGACTGGGGTACATTTTACTACAATCAAACATTTCCATCAGCCTACAAAGGCATGCATCGTGCTGTGCTGATGAGTAGCATAGCCAAACAACTGGGACTCAAGATAGGTGCCAATGGCATGTTCAGTCGTGCTAGTAACGAACTTGTGAGTCAAGATCCGGACTATGTAGCCAAAGCCATACTAGGCTCTAAAGCCACTAGAGGTGATCTGGGCAATGTGGAAAGCATTTACTCGTTCTTGGCACGAGACAAAGATCGCGATGCCAAACTCAAAGACTTCCGTGAGTACCTGGCCAAGGAAGGACTCAAAGAGCCCACACAACTGGAAGAAAGCGGTGATGTTTACTTCCTGGCACGACTGCGTGACCGTATTGTGAATCAAGGTATGTATGCTTTGGTAGAGGCAGCCGCTCCTGCCCCTGCTGCCGCGCCTGTGGGTGGCAAAGCCAAAGGCATTGAACACCTGGAAGATTACATATTTAGAAATGGCACAGCCGGCGTCAAAACAGCCCTGGCCATCGTGGACAACTTCAAAGAAAACTCCAAGACTGCATCAGTCAAATGGGATGGCATGCCTGCTGTGATATTTGGCCGCAAGCCCGACTCAGGAGAGTTTGTGCTCACAGATGGATCAGGATTTGAGGCCGTGGGTTATGATGGTTTGTTTACAAGCCCTCAAGCAATTGCTGGCAACATGGCACAACGTGATGCCAATGCCCAAGCCAAGGGCAACGCAGCCAACAGAGTTCAAACACTACTACCAGTGTATGAAAAATTATGGCCGCTCTTGGAAGCCGCGACTCCTGCCAACTTCCGGGGCTATGTC